AAACGAGTTTCCCAACTTGATCTCATAATAATACTAGTTGGATCGCCCTCATACTTTTCTGGGTAGATTGGTTTGTAACGTCTTTTATGATACATATCTCATATATTTATTATAAATAATATAAAGACTTTTTAGGAAATAGAATGGCGCAAGATAATGTTAATCCAGCTCTAAGATCTACACCTTCATCAACTGCTGGACAAGGTAATTTATCTGATACAGCATCAGACTCTTTATATAAATCTAGAGGAGGAGCCGAATCGCTTGACGTTTACGCAAAAGGCGGAAATGGAAAATATAAGGTAACCCAACATATGTATCCAGATGATCTTATGGGCCCAAATGGTGAATATGGTTCTAATTACGCAATGTTTTATATTAATATTGCTGAAGATTCTAAATTAGGTCGTGATCCTAATAATGAATACGTAGAAGATATAGCCCCAAGAGATAGAGGTGAATTAATTGCAAAAGTAGAACGTGATGGATATGGTGAAGCCTATGCCGCGTCAGGAGTTGCAATAACTGGTGGAGCTGCAGCTGCAATTACTGGAGGAGGTAGTGTAACTAAAAAAGTTATTGCTGGAGCAGTTATAGCAGGTGGCGCAGCAGCTGTTGCAAGCCAAACTAGTAATTTTAAAGCCCAAACAAAACGATTAAAAACTGCCATAGCATTACATATGCCAAATAATATGAATATACGGTATGGAGTTAATTATGATGAAAAAGATATGTTTAAAGAAACACTTCTTGGTACTGCATTAGGTGGTTCTATATCTCTTGGAAAAACTATTGCAGCTGATCCAGGAAATATTATGGATGCTGCAAAAGGATCTTTTGATAGAGCAAAAAGTGGTCTTGCTGCAGCAGCATTATCAGTCCCTGGAGCAGAGGCTGCACAAAAGTTATCAGGTCTAGCGCCTAATCCAAAAAGAGAACAATTATTTAAGAGTGTAGACTTTAGAACATTTCAAATTGATTATCAGTTTTTTCCACGAAGTCCTCAAGAATCTGCAAATGTAAAAGAAATTATTAAAATGTTTAAACTGCATATGCATCCTGAATATAAAGATACAAATGCATTCTTATACATTTACCCTTCAGAATTTGATATATCATTCTATCATGGAACACAAGAAAATTTAAATGTTCATAGACATACTTCATGTGTATTAACAGAAATGAATGTTAACTACACACCACAGGGTAGGTTCAACGCATTTGATGATGGTACTCCAACTCAAATAAACATGGTACTTACATTTAGAGAACTTGTTCCACTTACAAAAGAGCGAATTAAGGATGGTCTATAATGTATTTTAAAAAATTTCCAAAATTTTTATATGATTTTAAAATCAATGGTGAAAACAAAGTTGCATTAGTTAAAGATATAACCCAGAATGTTAGAGTAAGAACTCAAATTCTTGAGAATATTACATTATATGATGAATATGATATAAGAGATGGAGAAACACCAGAAATTATTGCTGAAAAAATATACGGTTCTCCTGAATATCATTGGGTAGTTATGTTGTGTAATCAACGCTTTGATTATATTAATGACTTTCCATTATCTACATATAATTTAGAAGAGCATATTACACAAAAGTACGGTGCAGGTAATGAATATAATACGCACCATTGGATAGATACAAATGGAAACTGGGTTCATGAAGGTGCATCAGGTGCTACATCTGTATCTAATTATCAATATGAAGATGATGAGAATGAAAAGAAACGTAGAATCAAATTAATTTCACCAGAATTATTACAAACTATATTAAAAAACTTTAAAGAACTTATATAATGAATAACAATGAACAAATACGCTTTGCAGGCGATATTAGTATTGAAACAATCAAAATCATAACTGCTAATGGATTTGGCCAAGAAATTACAAATCAGGTTGTTGCATTAGAAGTATATGAAGATCTATATTCACCATTTATTTCTGGTATTATTGCGGTAAAAGAAACACTTGATTTTATAAACTTATTCCCATTTGTTGGTGAAGAATATATTGAAATTAATGTATATACTCCTTCTTTTACTGAAAGGAATATGACTATTAATGATCAATTTATTATTCATAAAGTCACAAATAGAGCACAAGCCGGTGATCGTAGTGTTGTTTATGAACTTCATTTTATGTCAAGAGAAGCATTGGTTGATTTGAATAAAAGACCAAGTATGGCATTTGAAGGAAAAATAAGTGATATAGCTCGTTCTATGTTAACTAATAAAGAACATGGTTTAGAGACTACAAAGAATGTTGTTATAGAAGAAACAATGAATGGTACCAAATATGTTTCTAATTTTTGGTCACCTATAAAAAATCTAAATTTCTTATCTCAAAAAGCATTAAACTTAAATAATACGCCATCATATTTATTCTTTGAAAATAGAAATGGATTTAACTTTCAAAGTTTAGAGAATATGTATAATAGTGATGTTCAACAAGAATTTATATATGATGGATATGATAGAGATACTACAATTGCCGGTGAAACCAAAAGAAATATTGAAGAAGATTACAAAAGAATTATTGATATAGAAATTCCTGTATATTATGATCTTATAGAAAAAACTAAAATGGGTATGTATTCATCTAAGAAAACGTCTCATGATATTGTGACAAAAAGATACTCTATAAAAATATTTGATATACTTGAACAGCATCCAGAAAAATCTCATTTAAATGAATTTCCTGCTATTTCGAATAAATCGATTCGAAGAGGAGATCAATTACATATGATGTCTGAACAACATTATGGTTCTTTTAATGGATATAAGTATATTAGTTCGGGTACTACACAAGAACGCAGATCTCTTCTTAAACAAGCTGAAACAACAAAAATTAATATTATAGTTCCAGGAAGAACTGATTATACAGTAGGTGCTAAAGTTAACTTATTAATTAATAAATTTAATCCTATTAGAATGAGTGAGTCTGATGTAACTGATAAAATGCTTTCCGGAAATTATATTATATCATCAATTAATCATGTAATTGATAGAGAAAGACATGAATGTACAATGGAATTAATTAAAGATACAATTCAACTTAATCCAGATAAAGGCGATGAATCATGAAGATATATACTGGTGTAGTTGAAAATAGACAAGATCCATTTAAGCTTGGAAGATGTCAAGTTCGAGTAGTAGGTCTACATAACCATGATAAATCAATATTAAAAACTGCTGATTTACCATGGGCTTATCCTATACAACCTATAACATCTGCAGCAATGTCTGGAATAGGACAATCTCCAATAGGTCTTGTTGAAGGAACCTGGGTTATTGTAATGTTCCGTGATACTGATGAACAACAGCCTATTATTATTGGTTCATTAGGTGGTATACCACAACAAGATGGTCCTATAGATCAAAGTAGCACAGAAATGATTCTTAAGGAAGATGGTTATCTTCCAGGTACAGATGAAGAAAGTCTTGTATCAAAATCTGGTGATATAATAAAAAATTCTAGCGGCTCTCCTGCAGAAGAATCAACAGGTTTAGCTACAGCATCATCATTTACTACTTCTTCACAAACTGCAAGAGACTTGACTGGATCTGAGTTTGTTACAAATTCACAGCTTCAAGCAGCAGAAGCAAAAGTTAAAAGCCAAGTTAAATCTGATGTAACTCAATCAATGTTTGATTCTCTTGTATCATTAGAATATAATAAAACAGGAGCACTAGATAGTTCATCTATTGTATCAGATCTTAACAATAATGATTACCTTGCTGCAGCAACTGGATTTGCAGAAGAAGCAAAAGTTAATGGTGAAATTGATCAAGGTGAATTAAGAAAACGTCTAGCAGAGAAAGATAAGTTTATTGCTGAGGGCATCCCGGGACCTACCGGTGACCTTGTTCCTGTTAAGGCAGCTATACCTACAGTCGATTCTAGTACAACTGCGTCAGGTCAATTAGATAATGGCCTTAAAATGGTTCTTGGTTTTAGAGATCCAAATGGCAAATATCCATTATATCGATTTGAACCAGATACAAATAAACTTGCAAGACACGAAGATATAAAGAAAACTATTGTTCGTAAAAAAGAATTAACAAGAACAAAAGGTGTTACAACTGCATTTAGTGTTTCATGGGATCAATCGCCAATTCCATATAATGCAACATATCCATATAACCATGTTTATCAATCAGAATCTGGACATGTACTTGAATTTGATGATACAAAACATTCAGAACGCGTTCATTTATATCATACAAAAGGTACATTC